GAGCGTGGCGAGCGTAAAACAATTGTCAATCAAGGCTTGGTCTACAGATGCACCAAGTGCAATCTTCTTTTTTTAACCAAAACAGCAGGAGAGCAACATGACTGCCGTGAACGCCTTTGATTGGAGGGTTTACACAGAAGAAGAAATTGCAAAGAGGGGCGATCCTTTTGCGGTGTTAAACAAAAACGCTTTGCGAAGCGCCAATGTCACAGAGGGTGTTCACAAACTACGGCAGAAGAACCCATCTCACGGAACACTGCATGGCTTAACAAAAAAGCGTTTAAACATCAAGCAACCAGAAATGATGAGGTCACCAAATGCCAAGGCCAAAAAGTGAAATAACAGGCTCAACCAAAGGAATTGGTATGAGGATGTCTACATGGGAGCATGAGACTTACATGGCTTTAGGGGGTAATAGGTGGCTCAGAGCGTTCTTGAAACAAAAAAGAATTGAAATGGTTAAGGAGGCGCACCAGAAGCCGCCTCTGTCTTTGAAGGAAATAAAATGAGAGTTTATATGGTAGCCAGCAACAATGGCTCACGTTTGGTCAGAGCAGGTCACAGAGCGCAAGCATTGCAGTTTGTAGCCGCTCAGGATTACACAATCAGGGTCGCCTCTCAGGATGATCTGATCAAGTGCCTGTCCGAAGGCAAGACTGTTGAAACGGCGGTTGCGCCAGACCAAACCAAGCTTGAATTGGAATGATTGTTAGCATGACTCCATCCGAGTCTGCTATAGCATTGACCTTGGCGGTAATGAGAAATACCACCGCTAGGGTCAATGGAGTAACAGACAAACAAATGGGTAAACAAAACCCAATTGAAATAGATCGGGACGGCATTCTTGCGGAGATGGCATTCGGGAAACAATTTAATTTGTATCCTGACTTGTCTGTATACCCTCGCAAGGGAGGCGCTGACCTGATCACTCACGCTGGCTTAAAGGTAGACATCAAAGCCACCAGATATAAGTCTGGAAGGCTTTTGATTCACATTGATAAGCCGGTGGAGGAGGTGGATATTTATGTGCTTGGTATAGTTGACAACGACACTGTTGACTTTGTTGGGTATATAAAATCTGAAGACGCAATCCAACCGCAGAATTTAAACGACTTAGGTCATGGTTCGGGTTACGTTATCGAGCAAGCCAACCTTAAAAAATTTAAGGGCGATGCAAAATAATATTAAATGGGAACTGGTGAGAAACAAAATTGAAAAACAACATTACTCAGCCATTGCTGGACTGGGATGCTCACTCTGTCGCCATCTTGGCTACGGTGAAACTCCGTGTGAAATCCACCATATACGAAGAGCAGGGAAGCGAGACAACGCCCCTGTCATTGGACTATGCCCCGAACACCACAGAGGAAACAGCGGAGTCCACGGCTTAGGTCGGAAAGCCTTTGAGAGGAAATACAAAACCTCCGAGGAAGAATTGCTTGTTAAATCCCTAGAGATTCTGATAGCCGCAGGTGTTGGCGGGCCACTCGTGCAAGCTGGGCTTGAAGCTCGTTTACACGCCTTAACCGCTCATCTGGCGGAATATTCTGGCTATTCTGTATCAACCTGATTTGGCTGTTGATCTTGCCCATGTTGTCGGCAATTCGATTCAAAGCAGGGGCGGCACGGAGTAGTTTGACCTTGTCTTCGTCAGCATAAATCTCTTTGATGGCCTCGTAAGCGCCAGAGGACTTGTAGTCTTTGACTGCCGCAGAGACTTCATTTGCTGTTCTGTACAACTCATAGAAGTCGCCCACCACCTTGTCCCTTGTGGGGTCGGTGATGAAGGATTTGAAGAACGGTTGCTGTGCAAGGTTCTTGTCCATTGGGGTTTCGCCCTTGACCTCAGTCACCGCCTTATCAACCAAAAAGGTCGTGAAGGTTCCCCATTCAGCAAAGTAACCTTGGATCAGGTGATCAAGCTTGGCTGGTGAAAGACCGAGCTTTCCAAGTCCAGCCTCGCTCAATGCCTTGGCTGTCTCAGATGCCCTGCGTCCACGCAACTCAACAGGAAGCTTGGACTCACCAATGCTTTCAATTGGACTGAATGTAAACAGCGAGTAGTTGGTAATTGCTTCAAAGGCGGGTTTAAACAATTGAGGCAACGGAACCGCATCCCCGGGGAGGCTATTCAAAAGACCAGACCTGTAGGAGGCAATGACTTGCTTGCCTGTGCTGTTTCCATTCAAATAGCGAACCATCGCCTCTGGAACTGTCTTGAGCAAGAAGCCAACTTCAAATGGGGTTGGGATTTTGATGAATCCATCGCCAAGTGGATTGGTGATAAGCCAGTTGTTGTCACGGATGTAGTCGGGTACTTTCTTGTACTCCTCATCATCTTGCATCATCATGGCGTAGGCAATGCTCATTAGACTCATCATCAATGCTCTGCGTTTAAACATTGCACGGGCCTCTGCTCGCTCCTTGGGCGGGAGTCCGTATCCAGTTGCGGCTTTGTATAAAACATCCAAGCTGGAGATTGCGGCAGACAAGAATGGAGTCATGTGACGCAATGCGGTAAGGACTGGCGAGTTGCCACGCACCGCAAAGTTGATCGACTCACGAGCCTTGTACACGGCTTCATTGGTGGCATCAACATCGTTTAAACCACGAGCCAAAGCTTCCTGCTTGGCTTTTTTGTAGATTGCCACACGAGTTGCCGCATCAGATGCCTCATGCATTTCCATCAGCTTACTGAGCATGGCAGAGGTATTGCCTCTACCTGAGAACTTCTGACCAGCGGTTTCCAAGAAGTCTTGCAAGTCCAATGTGGAGTCAACAGGGCCAATCACGCCACGCTCTGCAAGCAAGCGAGCTTCTGCCGAATCTCTTCTGAGGATGCTGATGTATTCCTTGGCTGAGTGCAAAGGAGTCACCAAAGGACTATTGGTCAAGGCGGCTTGGATTGGGTCACGAATCAACTGGCGAATCCAGAACATTGGGTTTAACAAAGCGCCAGCACGAAGAACACCTGTTGCACCCGAAATCGCCTTCATCAACCAGTTAAGCTCGTAGTGCATGGACTCAAATGCGGCTACATCGTTCGGGTTGTCAACCACCACAGAGACAATGCCTTCCTTGTTGGCTTGCGGGTGGTTTTGATCTTTGTACCGCAAGTTGATATCTCTGTCGTTTGGCGTGGTGATCTTTGCCAATCCAAGTCCGCTCAATTGCTCAACTGCAACCTTGCGGGTCTGGTTCTGGTAAGCGCCAGCCAGCATTGAGGCGTACTGCTTACTGACGTTCTCCCAGATGTTGCGGAAGAGTTCAGCGCCCTCTAGCTGATGGGTCTTGGCTACGCTCTTTGTTCCTTTGTAAGAGTGACCAAAGCCCTCACCCATGCGCTCTTCCATGTCAGCAATGGAGGCGGCAAGGGATACATAGGATTTCTTGCCACGATACTCGCTGGCGGTCTTGGCATCCAGCAAGCCAACCTTCTCCCATAGATCAACCAGTGAGGTGTTTACATTTTTCCAAATAGAGAAGATGTCCCTGAGTTCTGGGACGTTCTGCATTTGTTGCTTTGCCCATGCAATCTGGGCCGCATCAACTTGCTTCTCTCTGTTTAAATGCTTGTCTGGAGGATTGACGGCGTTGTGCGCCGCATCCTCTTGCATGATCTCTTCACCACGCAAGGCACGAGCAACTTCAGCAACGTACCCACGACCGTCAAGACCAGAGTCCTTCACATACTGATTGTTGTTTAAACCGTCTGCCAGCAGTTGGCTGTTTGCCAAGTTGTTGACCGCATCGTTCTTGATGATGATGGAGCCATCGGTGTTGAGTACAGGTACACCGCTTGTCAAACCATTTTTGATCAGGTTGATGGACTGCGCTCTTGCACGGTTCAACATATCAGCACGAAGCTGACCCTTGCTGTCAAAGATGGGCAGGTTCTGCAACCGCTTGGTCAAGCCAGCATTGGGGTCAACCCAGTTGATGCGAAGCTTTGTCCAAAACTCGTTGGGGTCTTTGTGAAAGACCTCATGCACATCATTTGCCACTTTTTGGATTTGCTGTCCCGCTGTGTAAACAGGTGTCTGTGCAGTCAGTTGCTTGGGGGGTGCGTTGAGCGCAAAACGGATGTCAGGATTGGTAACATCAAATGCTCCTTTGTTGCCTGTAGCAGATTTAACAGAAGTTCCTTTATTCCATGCGTATACATCACTACCATAGGAATAAAGTTTTTCTGGGTCAACGCTACTTTTAGCACGGGGGCCAATATCAACTACTTGTCGAGCAACCAATACAGTACCCGCTGGCAGGGCTTGCGCTCGGCGATCCATCTCAAAGTAATTAAAACGGCGGCTACCATACTTATCGACAGTTACAGGGAATTCAATTAACTTATCCGCTTTAATATACAACGGAGTGACTGCACCGGTTTCTTCAAAATCAGCCTCTGGATTAGCATAGCTACTCGCTACATAGGGGGATGAAGAGCCAAATGCGGCGTACCCTTTCCGTGCTTCTGCGTTCAATGCGCCTTCCGCTATACCATTTTTCTCTAAACCAACCACCCCCCGATAAACAACAAGTGGGTTACCGTTTCCATCAACAACTTTGCTGTCGCCAAACCACCGTTTAAACTCAGGCGTATTGGTTGCACGGAGGCTGAAGCGGATGTCAGGGTTATCGATGCTGTATGTGCCAATGTTGCCTGTGGCAGATTTGACCTGTGCTGGGTCATAGACAGCCAAATTCTTTCTGCCGCCTTCAAGCACAAAGAAGCCATCGTGACCAAGCTTCTTGATTGCGTTTTGCACTTTCTCTGACTCTATCGTGTTCCAGTGACCACGCTCAATAAAGCCACGATTCTTGTCACCATACTTCTTCTCGCCCTCTTTCAAGAAGCGGTTGTATTCTGGCTTGTTCAGTTCTTTGGTAAGCGCATCGACTTGTTCTTTGTTTCCAAAATCAAATGGGTTATCCGAACTGACAAACATTGGAATAATGTTTTGGCGAGTCGGCAATTGATTCTTCAAAACATATGTAACTTCTTGCTCAATTGAAGGTGGGATAAAACCAAAAGTCACATCCATTTGAGAGAATTCAGACTTGATCTCTGCAAATTCTTTTAAAGATATGTCTCCATTTTTGCGAGCAACATTTGCCCCATCCATGATGTACTTGTTTCTCTCTTCTGGTGTCGCTCCGTTGAAGAGTTCTTTGATCATGTAGGCTTCGCTTGCATCTCCAAAGTCTTCTGCAAATGTTGGGTCAGAAGTCAAGAAGATGGCGTTAGCTTGTTTGGGCTTGAACTCAGTGATGTCACGAGCAGTACCGTGGAACATGACTAGAGGATTGCCTTTGTAATCCACAATTTTGCTGTTACCAAACCAGCGTTTAAACGCAGGAGTGTCTGGCGCTTTAATTCTGGATGCTGGCTGGCGCAAAGAGAATTTAAATTTTGTAGCGATAGGTGCGGAGGGAGGCAGACTTCCAAGCTGTTGCTCAGGAGTCAACTCTTCCATCAATTTGCGCATAGGAACATCTGTCAGCGGATCACCGCTCAATGCATATTGAATAGGTGGCAGAGCCGCCTTCTGAATGGCATAGGGGCGATCAATCAAAGGAATGGCTTCAACGCCTTTGGTAAAGTTCTGCCAAGCATTTTGCAAGCGAGTCTCAGCAATTAGCGCCCATTTAGCCATTGGGTCTTTGGTAACTGCCAAATGGTTACGAGCGGCGGTAAGCTCACCTCTTGGCCCAAACTCCGCTGGAGTCAAGTTGTGGGCGTAGTAGTCATGGACTGCACGAAGCAAGTCGTTGTACAGCATGGGGTAGCCGTTGGCATCCTTCAGGCCAGAGTCTTTGAGCAAAGGATGGGACTTGAAGTTTGATCCCTTTGGGCCAAATGTGTCGGGCGATGTTTTGTAAACCTTAAGTCGGTTGTTTAAATTGACATCGTCACGCATGGCTCTACTGCCAAGCTCTTTGGGGTATATGTCTTTGTTGTCTGCTTCAATGCGAGCAAGCAGTCCACCCTTCTTTTGCCAATCGGAGTCTGGTACACCGTAGTGGTCTTGCAAATACTTGATGGCGCTGTCGGCTTCAGCCTCGGTCATGCCACGAGTCAAGTCGGCTTTGAGTTCTTCAACTCCCTTTTTGCTAAAGTAGTTATAGGACTTGCCATCCATCATCACATCAGTGACAACCTCAATCTTGATGGGGAGTATCTTGTACTGCTCAATCAGTTCACGAGTAAGAGCGGTGTATGCCCTGCGGACAATCGGACGCTTGAGATCGTTGTTGGGCAATGCCTCAAAAATTTGGGCAAGGCTTTTTTGCGCCGCAATCTCGTCCTTGTTTAAACCCTTCTGCTTGAACCCAGTGACAGGCTCGCCTTTGAAGTATTCAGCAATTAGCTTTGAGCTTCGGGTGTCGTGAGCTTGCTTGGGACGAACGTCACCTGCAATTGATTCATATCCAAGTCTGGCTCCGTCTCCAGTTCCATAGACGTAGAGCCGTTCAACACTTGGTTTGACCGCTTTATCGCTTCTGCCCACCACTCGGGCGAGGGCCTTGTCGAGGGATTTGACTTGCTGGATGTATTCTTCATAAGCCTTCTCTGTGTTTTCAAATGGGTCTACAAAGTAGGTGGTGGCAGTCCACTGGGTCTTGCCGTCCTTTTCTTTGCCAGCCACGGTGATTGCTGGGATACCTGTTTCTTTGATGATCTCTGCAAGCTCGTCATTTGTCAACTGGCGATTGATGCCCATCTTCCATACGTTGGTAGCATATGAACCATCGCCAAAGTCGTGACCAAATGGATATGCCGTAGCCTGACGGACATGAACTTGTTGTTGATTAAAGTTGGTTGCAAACCTTGCCAGTGCCGCCATAACTTCTTTGCGGTCTGCCTCTGGAAATGCAAGAGAGGCATTGATGGCTGGCTCACGCTCGGAACCATACGCACCCATGACAGGCTCAATCTTGACCTTGGCAGATGCACCACTGAGCAAATGCTCAAGGTGCGCCTTGGCTGTGTCTTGCAACACGGCATAAGCTTTCTCATCTCCGCTCATGGAGCGTTGATATAGCTCGTTTAAACCGGGTATGCTGGATGTGACATTTGAGAGGTTAACCGTGATCTTTTCACGAATGTCTTTCTCTTCACGCAGTCTTACGCCACCTTCTGGCTGATAGGACTTGTCATAGCTAGAGCCACCTTCTGCAATGGTTTTGCCAGCGTCACTGCCAACCCATTGGGGGTCTTGCATACCGCCAGCAATCTTGATGATCTTCTCTCTGGCTTCATCAAATGTTTGTTCGCCATTCTTGTACTTCGTCCACTGCCCACGGATGGGGGCCTTCATGGTGGCTTTCATATTTTCATCGAACAAGCCACGCACAGCCTCCCAAGTGATGGACTGCATCTCTCTGGCCTTCATGCCAACCTGCTTGGCGGCATCACGATAGGCATCAGCAATCAAGCCATATGTACCACCAACACCAATGTTGTCGGCAGTGCCAGTTGCTCCAAAGTTTTGTGCAACAGCCAAGTCAGTGCCAGCCAAAGCTTCAAACAAGCCAGCCGCCACGGCGTGGGTGTCAATGGTCACATGGCTGATGTCGCTGTTGGGGGCAACGATGTTGTTGTAGAACGAACGAATCTTATGTTCAAAGCCAAGCTGTTGGCTGATGTTGTCTCTGCCGCCGTCACGGTAAATGCTGACTGATTTTTCAATAGGATCGTAGGTAGACCACATCATGGTGGATGGCTTGATCTCGCCCTTCTTGTCAGGCATATTCATCACCAGCCCACCAAAACCGCCCTCTGGAGTGACGATGCGGTAGGTGCGAGACTGGTAGGCTTCATCGTAGGCACGGACAAAGGCGGCGGCAGACTCAATGTCCATGTCCTTAAGCTTTGCTCCAGACTTGGCTACCTTCTCAATCTTCTTGTATGCAATCTCACGCTTCTCACGCTCTTTGCGGTCTGCAATGCTTTTGACATAACTCTGGGCGTACTTGAGCATATTCTCATCCCAAGCCATGTCTCCACGCTTGGCAAGAATGTCGATGGCACGTTCAGCCATTGATACGTTCTGAAACCAATCCTTCTGCGGAGACATTGCCGCCAAGATGCCAGACACCTGCATATCTGTCAGGTCGTACTCCTTGCCCATCTGCTTGGCAATCTTGTTTGCACCGTCATACCAAAGCTTGCTACGGTTGCGGATTTCAGCAGGGACAGAGTTGTACAAGAAAAGCAAGTTGTTCACGATGTTCTTTTTGAACAGCGGGATCACTTGATCATCTGCAATGTCTTTTGGAATGAAGCCGTAGTCCTTGATGGCTTTGATTGTTCTGGCTTTGATGGCTGGATTTATTTCCATTGCCTCAAGGACAGCCTTCTCGTCAATTGAGTAGATGTCTTCCAGCGGATCGAACTTAGCCTTAACGCCAGTTGCGTTTTGGGTGGAGATTTCTTTCTCACCCTTTTCGGCCTTGCGAACAAAAGAGAACCGACCAGCCTCACGGCGACCACTTTCCTGATTCATCTGAACCATCAGGTCAAGCGATTTTTCTTCGCCAACAAAATCAGTGACAGCTTTGTTTAAACGCCTAAACGCCATTGTTTGATTGCGCTTCAAGGCGTTTGGAGCTTTGCCTCTACCGCCAACGCCAACAGGTGTGGCTCGTCCGGAAGCCTCGGCATCTGCAAGCAAAAGCTTCTCATGCAAATCCCAAATGTTCTGTGGGATGCCTTCTGGCGCTTTGGACACAGGCTCACGCTTGGCAAACTTACCTTCTGTTGTTGCTGGCGCTTTGGGCTTGTACTTGGTTGCCTCAATGCCACGGAAGATGGAGTCCGAGGTGTTGAAGCCTTGACCAGAGAAAGTGTTCTTCAGAGATTGGAAGAACTGCTTTAAACGGTACATCAGGTTACCAACCATTCCGGCGGGCAACTTGTTGTTGAAGTGTTTAAACGCTTCGGCAATGCCTTCTTCTTGCAGGTACTCGTCAAAGCCAGCCATGTCGCCGTTGTTGTCTTGGGAGCGTGGACGGTTTCATGACGCAGAGTCCCTAAGTGGTTGTCTGAGTCCAGCGCCACGGTGACAAGGTTCTGGGCGTAGTAGCCATCGGCGGTTCCGTTGCCAAGGCTGTCCATGATTTGCAGACCAGTTCCCTCTAAGCCATATTGCTTAAGTGCAGGGATTAGGGTCTTGCGAACCTGTTGCACCTTTTGCTGGACTTCAGGGGCGATGACAGGGGTTGTTAGGACTGGAGGAACGGTGTCTAGGACGGTCTGAAAGACCTGAGACAAGTCTAGCCTTCCTTGGGTATCAAACTCTTGTTTGGCGGCTTCAAATTGAGTTCTGAGCGCAGGGTTTTGCTTCAAGCCATCTGACAGCTTGAGAGCCAAAGCGGCAGATTCTTCTGGGGCTACAGTGGGTTGAACTGTTGCCGCCTCTGGAGCCAACAAGGTGGCGTTCTGTTTACCCAGCGCCTCGACTTCGGCTTGGGTGGAAGACAACTCCTGACCAAGAGGAGACGATGTATCGATAGCCCCACCAATGGGGGTGGTTGAGGTAAGTGGAGCTTTGTCTTGATAAAGCTGTTGGCCTTGAGCCAAGCCCGTATCAACAGCAGACTGTTTAAACGTCTCAGGAGCAACCCCGGCAGGTGCAATACCCTGATCGGTCAGGGTATCTGGCTGATCGGTAAGGGGGTTGACCTGATCGGTAGGGGGTCTGATACCCTGATCGGTTGGACGGGCAGGGCCTTCCAAGTACCGACCAATTGGGGCAAGTGTGCCGCCAAGCACAGCGCCGCCAATGAAACTGTCGAAATATTCTTTTCTGGCTTCTGCATCTGTGATGTTTAAACCAGCTTGCAACCGCTCAAGCGACTGCTGGGCCGCTTCGGTCAAACCTTCTCGGGTTGCCGTCTTTGCGGTAACACCGCCATAGTCTTTAAGGGTGGACATCAGCCCACGCTTGGCAATGTCTACCGCCTCTTTTTCTGCAAGGCTGATACCTGCGGAGGCAAACATCCTACGGATCAGCGGAGTCATACCCAAAGAGTATGTGTCGAGCAGTGCTTGAGGGACAGCGCCAGCAACGGCATAGCCAAGATTGGTTTCTTCAAGACCTTTCTTGTCAGCCTCCATTTGGCGAGCAAGATTGGAACCAGTGTATTGAGCAGTACCAGCTAAACCAGCGGCAATTGCGGGAGCAAGGATAGGCGCACTTGGAACAGCAACCGCACCCAAGCCAGCGGCGGCAACTGGAGCCGCTATATAAGGAAGAGAGCCGCCAAGCAGTTCACGAAACTTTTGCCCAGTAGGCTCAAAAAAACCTTTTTCCGTTGGCTGGAATATTTCTCTTGCACGAGCTTCATGTTTGGCGCTTTCCGCCTCGGCTTCTTTTATTGGAAGAATTCCAAGCTTGCCAGCCGTCTTATAAGCATCTGCCTGTATTCTCTCTATGGATGCTTTTGCGGCTCCAGTAAGGCCAGTGTCACGCACAGACGGCTTTGCGCCACCAAGATGAGCTTGATACCTCTCAAGCAACTCTTCTTGTGTCATTCCCTCTGGAACATCTGTAATCGTTGTTCCGTCTGGCATCAAGACATTCATGCTTGCCCCTTATGGTTTTTTTGGCATATCGTTCAATGATATTGTTTTTGGTGATGAAGATTCTGGTTGTTTGGAATAGTAGGCATCAAAATCAATATCGGGGAATAGCAATTTTTCATAATCTCTAGCCATAGGATTATTTCGGAAAGATTTTTGCGCATTCTCAATAACCGCATTTGCTTTAGCCTCAAGCTTCTCCCTATCAGTATCTATGACTGCGTTTTTGGCTTGAGCCATCAACTCTTTGTACTGAAGCATTGGTATTTCAAAGTGTAATTCTTTTAGCCTGTCATAACTTCTCTGCAAGCTAGCCCGCTTTTGCACAAGATCGTCTGCGGTTCTGCGTTCACGTTCTAAATCCTTGGCATCTTTGTCTTGCTTTAGCTGTTGCTCTTTAAAGTCTGCCAGTCTATTTCTGTAATCAATGGTTTGATCCTGCGCCGCTTTTGCAAGCAGTGCCGCATCTTTGTAGCGCAAGACAGTGCCTTGCATTTGCAATAGCTTGGCATCTTCTGCGGCGGCTTGCTTGCGATTCTCTTGGAGCATTCCCAATCCTGCCGCCTGTCCTTTGGCAATGTTGGTCAAGGCGTTTGGAGACTCACCGCCCATTGTGGCAAGACCAGCCATGATCATTGCGTAGGCTTTGTCTTCTTTTCTTTGTTTTGCAGAAGCAGCTTTTGCCTCTTTAATTTCCTTCATCAACTCAGCGTAATCATCGTCAGGAAGACCATCCACTTCAACCTTCGGGAAAGGCTCATTTGGCGTTGCGTTTAAAGCTTCATTAACATCAGCCAGTGACTCTGGAGTCGGCCTAGACATTGCAGGAGGAGGCCCAAGTTCCGCATCTCTTTCAGGGTTTGTCTTTGAGGCTTCCCTGACTTCAGGAGTTGCCGCTACATATGGTACTTTGGTGGTAGTGATTTGAGGATTAGGTGGTTTTGCTGGCGCTGGCAGTTGTGACTGTGCCTTTTTTTGCAAAACAACGCTTTTTTCTGTCGCTTGATCTTGCGGAATAGGGCCTTCCGAGAAGCTAAATCCATCTTGCTCTGGGTTTGCGAAATTAATTATGCGACCAAGGCTATCATAAATATTTCCAAAAAAGTCTCTAAATTGTTTTCCAATCACGCTACCTTGCGGTTGTGCTTTGACAACATCTCCAGTTTGGAAATGTTTTACCTCGCCGCCAGACATATATTTCTGCATGGCTGGGCCGTGGAAAGGCTCATAGCCAAAAGCCTTCTTCATTTTCTCTGAGTAGCTTTGGGCATTGACTTCACCGCCCTCTGCATATCCTTTGACTTCCCCGCCCTGCGCCAAGGCGGTTCTCATAAACTTATCCAAATAGTTTTGGGTTTCTTTTGGCAGTCTTCTTGGGTCAGCACCATTCTTCAGCCAGCGATTGGTGTTTCCTTCGCCCCAGTTGTACGCAATGGCAACAATTTGCGGATCGCCATACTGACCCATTCTTCAGCCAGCGATTGGTGTTTCCTTCGCCCCAGTTGTACGCAATGGCAACAATTTGCGGATCGCCATACTGACGCATCAAATGCTTAACGTGCCTATTCATGGCATCAGATGCTTGCTTGGGGTCTGTTGGATCAATCTTGTACTGTCCAGCGGTCTTTGGCATAAACTGAGCAATACCAATAGCGCCAGCGGGAGAGACTACTGCCTCTGGATTTTTTATGCCGCCTGTTTCGTTGTTTAGCAAGCGCAGTGAAAGCTTGGGGTCAACACCATGCTTCTTTGCGTCTTGAGCAACCATCCCTGCGTATGGGTGATCCAATGGATTAGGAATGCGCTTGGGTGGCTTTGCTGGAGTGCCTTTGACTTCCACACGCTCTTGGCTCTTTGCGTCTCCCTGCGGCTTGATTTCTTCCACCCGCTCCTTGGTCACATCACGGACTTCGGGGCGACTTTGCTTTGGGGACTTTTGCACCACAGAGCTTCTTTCCATCTCATATGCTCTGGAAGTGGGTGGGGCCAAAGCAACCATTGCGTCAGGAGCTTTTCTTTCCATTATTCCCATTGGCATTGCGCTTTCATCTGCGCCATAGGTTGAAATGATCCTGTTTAAATAGGCTTGATGGCGAGAAAACTCATCTTCTTCTGGGTCTACCATTTCATCCATGTCAACATAGTCACCACGAGCAAAGGCAACGATTCCACCGCCAGCAAACTGGGCAGGAGCTTGCATTTGACCAAGACCAGCAAGGTCAACAGTTGACTGAGGCGACTGAGGCATTGGCTGTGCTTGTTGAGCCTGTTGAGGTGGTTGAGGTTGCTGAGGTGGCTGAACATTTTTAGCCATCAAGGTTTCCAGCACTGTAGGTTGCGCCATTGCATCTGGAGCAGTTTGAAGCGCCTTTGTTTTTGCAACAGCCTCAATCATCTCTGCTTTGCGAGAAAGAATAGGGGCAACCATGTCTGGCCTGATTTGCTTGCGCTGTGCCATCTGCATGATCAGCGACTGCGGTAGTTTCGCCAAGTCATCAAGAGAATGTTTTTGTTGCTTGAGTTCGCTCAAAATGCTCATGTCAAATCCTTATGATTTACCTAATTGGCTTAAGCCATATAGGGCTTGCAAACTACCAGTGAATTGACTTGCAAAGCTTGGCGGCGGTGTTGATACGGTAGTTTGACCGCCAGTTTGAACAATAGGAACACCACGAAGAATGTTTGCCATGTTGCCAACTTGTTCCATTGGAAAGTCTTGCTTGCGCATTAAATCTGAATATTGCGTATCTAGCTGTTGTTGCTGAATGGCTCGTTGCAAGTCTCCATAAGCGCCTTGAGCCTGAAGGTTTGCCAAATTTGCGCCAGTCGCTTTGGTTGCTGTATCTGTCAAGCCTTGCGCTTGCGCAAGTTGCGTTTTCATGGCGGTATCAAAAGCGGTGTTGTACCCTTTGCCGGTAATGTCAGCCAAATTGGTTTGAAGATTTTTGTTGGCTTGCTGTTGAGCCAATATGTTTCTTGCGCCCCCATATGAGCCAGCACGAGCCGCACCACGATCTTGCGCAACCGAATTGATTCTTGCGTTTTCTGTTGCTTGGCGAATTTGAGGGTCTAGAGCCAACTGCAAGTACGGGTTCATGTATTGACCGACTCGATTGGCATCACTCATGCCGCCATAAATATCTCTTGCTTGACCATACCCCCGATCAAGTTGAAGCGATTGAAGTTGCTGACCAACCTGCTGTTGCATTGGCGAAAGAGAGGCAATTCTGTTTGAGCCAGCCAGACCCGCATCGCTTAAAGCTTTGCCGTAGGTTGTGTCGTAATTGCGTGTCGTAAGCTCTCTTGCTCTTTGCAAGATGCCTTGATCGCCAGCGCCGGGTTTTGATTCAGCTTGATTAAAAAACGGCATCAACTCCGCTGGAATTGACTGTTGACCCGATACTGTGGTTGTTGTAGTTGGCATGATCGCTCCTTATGCGGGCATAAATTTTGTGGGATTGATCTGCTTGCCCTGCTTGCGATTTCCGGTTCTTGCTTTGCGGACACGCTCCATCATGGCGTAAAGTTGTTTTGCGCCAGCCTTAGATGAACCATTACCCAAGTGAGAAACAACATCGGCAGGGATGACAAACTCCCCGTCAGCAAGACGAGCCTCTTGCTTTCCATCAATTGATGCTTTGATGGAGTCGCTCATTCCGTCTCCGCCGCCAGATAAGAATCGTGCTTCTCCGCCTTCTGCGTAACCAAGGCGACTCATTTTCTTTTGAGCGTAAAGCAACGATCCAAGGTCTTTGTAATCCAAGGGCGAAGAATTGCTTTGCGATTCTGCAATTGGTTCATACCTAAAATCTTTCATTGGCTTTTCTGCGGCGGCTTTTGCGGCGGCGGCTTGGTCAGCCGCAATTTTTTCGGCTCCTGACCTAACGACGGCTTTGAGTACTCCGCCAGATGCATACATAGGCATTTGACCGCCTGAGTTGAAGTTAAATGCGTTGGTAATGCCACCAGCCATCAGGGTGTCTGGTGTTTCGTAGTCACTCACAGAGCCACCAGAGGCGTACATATTGTTTAAACCAGTTGGCTCGTTTTGAGCATACTGATCATACAAAGTCCTTCTGGGTTTTGCGTAAAGTGTTTCTTGCTCTTGTGTAGGCTCTGGGTCTGGCTCGTATCTATATTGATTAACGGCGTTTCTTGAGGCGGCAATTGATTCGTTAATCATTCGCTGATTTTCCAAATATTGCTGGTCTGTTATTTTTCCTTGATCGTGGTCATCTTGGTTTCTCTTTGCCGCCTCTTCTAAGGCAACAAGGCCAAGTCCGGCGTATGCGGTGTAACCCATACCAGCATTCACAGCAGAAGCCGCTGGCATGATTCCAGAAAGCCCTTGAGGGCCAAGACCCACAAGATTTTTAATGCCCTGCCCAGCCTGAGAGGCTGTCTCAGCCATTCCAGAGCCAAGATTTTGCATGGCAGATGGAGTTGCGGCCCTAGTGGGAAATTGATCTGCTAAAAGTTCAGTTTCTCCACCAGTTGGAAGCTGTCCAAAATCGGGTGACTGAAATGCTCCGGGTGCATTGACGGTTGAAGCTAGACCGCTACCAAGCCCTTCGGAAGCAACGCTTCTTCCTGCGGTGGCATAAGGGTTTAAACCCGCACCCGCAGATGACGCTCCGGCTCCAGATGCTCCGGACGACAGGCTGTAGTTTGTAGCGCCAGACGCTCCGGCTCCAGATGCAGAGGGTGCGGCTGAAGACAAAGAGTAATCTGCTGGCGCAAAATTCCCAATCTCTGTGGAATATGGCCTTGTTGCCGTACTTATATCGTAGTTTGCCCCGCTACCATAAGGGTTTGCGGCTGGAGCGCCAGCACTTGCCAAGCTTGTGGTCAAGCTACCAACGCCATAACCTTGCAAGCCGCCTATGATTGCGCCTTGCAGATCAAATCCTTTTTTCTTGAAACCTCCTGTGGCTCCAGATAATCCTCCAAATGCCGCCGCACCCAATGCACCCGCAGGGGTTAAAGCAATGCCAACTTCCGCAAGCGTTGTCCAGCCTCCGGGAATAATATCTTTAACTGTCTTGTCAATCCAATCACCAGCTTGTTTAAACTCTTCTTTAACTTTGTCGGAAGCTTCGTTAGCGGCCCCGCCTGTAATGTAGTTAAGAGCATCCCACAAACCTTGGGGTTTGATTTTTCTGTCGCCAACGTGTTTAAATGCATCTTCTGGAAGGTCTGGAATACCCAAAAGATGCGCTGAAGTGCTGTGTCTCATCTCAAAGACTCCTTAAATTTGTGCAGACCAAGCGTGTCCACCAGAGTTTTCTGGTTGAAACGGAACGCCAATTTGCTGAAAAACTTCCAGCAAATTTTGGTCTTCCTCATCGCCGTAAATAATTTTTGCGCCAGACGCTTTGATTTTTTTCATGGCAGACAAAACGACTTTGGGCAAATTCATTGCGCCATCAGCCGAACACATGGTTACTTCCACGGCATCGCCACCGGCTCTGGTGATTATAAAAATGGTGTCTTGCTCTCGGAGCAAAATAGTATTGCCTTGATCAACCAAATTTTTGACTGCCAGCAAGACTTTTTGTGGGTCATGTCCGCTTTTTTCCGCTTGATTTGCAATTATTTCTGAGGCTTTCATACGCTGGCGCTCCTTTGGTCAGTCTTTTGAAATAGTATCATGTTTAAACATCCTGATAAAGGGTCATTGGGCAATTTCATAAACGGCAATTGTTGAGCTAAAGCCGTTTCCTGAATTGTTTGCCGCCCCCGTGCTTAAGTAACCCCCCGCTTCAACCGAAAAAACTTTTGGCGCTGTGTTTGAAATAGTGAAGTAGGCGGATTTTGATACATAAGCATATATGTTTGTTGATGCGGTGTAATTTTCGTGGAACACAAGAGGGGTAAAGTCTGGCACTCCATCCATCAAAAGTCTGGTTGCAAAACCTACGCCAGCCACCCCTGAGTTTGCTTGCCCTGAAAAATACACAATACAAAGCATTTTGCTGTTTGGAAAAATGGGCGTGACCGTTAAATAAGAACTTGGAATCAAAGTCCAAGCACCACTGCTTAGGACGGTTTGGTTGCTCCAAGTCTTTTGCTGATATTGAACAATTGTTCCGGGCGCACGAACGCTTCCTGCAACTGCACCTGCAACAGAAGACCCAGAAGGAACAGAAACAGACCCAGTCAGGTTGCTTGTATTCACTGTTGTAGCGTTTACCGTTGTAGCGTTTACCGTTGGAACAACCAAGTTCCCAGTCATTGTGTCGCCAGCAAGGTTTACAAAGTTTGCATCAGCGTACGCCTCCGCCGTGGCAACGCCAGCCGAAACCGCCGCCGCAATATCGGCATCAGTTGGAATTGGCTCAGGAGTTACGCCATTCACTTTTACACGAAAAACATCCTCTCCGCTCAACTGAAAGCCAGTGCCATCTCTCAGCGTGGCAGGAGGAAAGTCATTGGATTGCGGTACTGCGGTCAATGAAACATTGTTCATCGATTGTGGAGCTTGAGAATCCAAGAGGCTAAAGTAATTGCCCAGCGCACGAACCAACTGGCTCATGTAGTTCTGGTCGTACTCTTTTGGGGGTACGGGTAGCGTTGGTGCTTTAAACTTTTGGAGAGCCATTAGCGTTTGCCGTCTGGTTTGCCGTCAAGGCGAGTTGCGCCAAGTTGCCATTTCACGCCCAAATCCACAGATTCAATTTTGAATCCCATCTGTCTGGCTCTGGCACGAAGAAACACTTGGTTCGTGTACTGATCAACGGAAGTTTGAATGACTGCCTCTTGCGGCTCTGCCTGATAGGATGAACCGGGGAAATTCCTTGGCTTCATGGTGATGAAAACTTGCGGATTGGTAGCCGTAGAGCCGGTAAATTCAACGTCAGGAATCATTCTGCGAATAAGCGTGAATTGCTCCCCATCGCTTAAATCAACATCGTTGGATGTGATGAACGAGGCCATTGGCAGAAGATCGTCATCTGAACCTTCTTCATGGTTATAAATAATTCCAGCAGTGCTTACCGCCTGTGGATACTGACGCAAAGGACTGTCGTTCCATGCGGAGCGGTCAATTGAACCGTAATACCAGACTTGTTCTACATGGTTATATATGACGTATTTGTCGTTTTGAGTTGATCCTGCGCTTGGGTAAAACCACCAAACTTCGTTCCAGCCTTCGTTTGTGCCAGAAACAATTTGATCGGTTTGCTCAAAATTCAAATTGTTGAACACATAATTGCGAAGAGTTGTGGGCAGGGTTGTGACCGTACCGTTGTACATATAAAACTTGTCCAAACCCATCCAGTAGGTCGTGTTGTTGGCAGTTGTCTTTGCCCTTGGGCTGATGATGGAAATGTTGTCAGCAAGCTGTTGATAGCCAAACACATCGTTCGTGCCGGTGAATTGCAACGAGTACAGAATGGAAGTCGTCCAAATCAAAATCTCTTGGCGTGTTCGTAGACCGCAAACAATTGCAGAGCCTGATGGCAGTTGCAAAAATCCGGCAGAGTTTTCAATTGTTGGAGTCCAGTTAAAAGGATTGTCAATGTCCGACCAGCGAATTAAAAGCGGGTTGAATGTGGTCAAACCATAGTCGTTTGCTCCCAGCGCCAACAAAATCTTTTGATTTTGAGAGACAAGCATTTGTGTTGCCTGTATTGGGCAATCGCTTGCACCGGGCATAAACTGAAGCTCAGTAGCTACAGGAAACAAAGGATTGCCGCCAACTCTCAAATACTCCCAGTAGTAGATTTTGCCGCCCCTGATGTTCATTGCAACATCGTTGTCAAAATTGTCAAAGAACCAATCTCTTTGAGGTTGAACCAAAGGCGCTGGCGCACCAACGCCCCAGTCTGATCGACCCCAAGCCCCAACACCCCAGCCATATCCAACGATGCCAATTGGGAATCCCACGTTGATCTGAAAGCCAGCAAAGATTGCCGTGCCGCCTCCTGTAACACCCCCAACGGTTGCTCCGCCAGATGACAAAGTGAAGCTGAATGTGTTTGCGTTTATGTATGAAACTGTTTGGTTTGCATTTAACTGACCTGCGGTAAATCCATCAAAGCCATCTACACCAACAAAAATGACACCATCGCCTGTTTGCGCACCATGATTGGGGATAACGCAAGTAATGACTCTGGAGCCAGCCGCCCCTGTTGTCATGCAGTTGTCTGTAGCTGTTGGCGCAAAGACCACCCTGATCGGCGTGATGTCACGCAAGATGCCGCCAGCCTCAATATACACACGAGAGCTTGTGCCAAGGAAGAGAAGGTTGTCGCTGAAGCTCGTAACGTAGTTAAACATCTGACGACAAACGCCCAGAAGGCTGACGTTCGTGCCGAGATACTTCTTCCATCCGCCAATCTTCTGCGGAAAGCCAGACAGGAACCTGACCTTGTCACCCTCAAACCAACCACCCTCCCCGGCGTAGTTGGTCTGATCCCTGTTTAAACCGGGTTTGAAGACAAGTTTTTGCAGGGACATGGTTGACCTTTAGGCGACAAGACCGTTTAAATATACTGTTTTACCGGCCTGTTTGGTAGCGGTGAGTTCCTGATTCTTCAGGTTGTCTGGGTCATAAGACACATGAACCCAGCCAGAATCAGGGATTCCGGGTGTGTAGAACTCAAGGATAAGCTGTGTGTAATCCAAATTATCCATGATCCACTGAGCAAGCTCGGCGTTTGGTACGCCGGGTATTTCAATATCTGCCGCTTGACCTTTGACATGGTCTGATTTTGAACTGCCGCCCGTGGCCTGATTGGTTTCCAAAGAGCGAAATCCAGAGTTCACCTTGACTCCTTTGCCAAAGTGATCCCGAATGGGCTGAAGGACTCGTTCAGCCAATATCTTGAGGTACTCGGTTTCAACTGGCCCGGGAGTGTTGTCAATGTTTAAACGCAATGCAGTGTCTGACTTGGTCAGTTCGTGCAGGGAAAAATTGGCGGTCAGGTTCATTTCATACTCCTCACTTGGTTGTACTGGTCGATGCAGGTGTTGAGTTGCCTGATGGCTTGGTCGCCTCGGGCGGTGAGATCGACAAGAGCTTGAGCAACTCGTCCGTCAAGCTCGGCTCTTGTTTCTGTATCTCCGCTGGCAGGGGCGGATGGCTCGGACACTGACATGGGGCAGTCGGGCGCTTTGACAGGAATGAACAACTTGCGCTCGCCAGAGGCAAGATCAGTACGAAGCTTAATTTCTTTAATCCGTGCAACATCGTTGGCTTTCCTCAAAGTCTGGGCGTAGGTCTGGGCAACCTCTGCCATGCGTTGTTCTGTCTCCCGTGCCTGTTCGTTTAAACGGGCAATCTCCACTTGCTGGCGCTCATACTCATCCTGCTCTCCACTGTAATACCCAGCCCCAAAACTGCCAAGTAGGGCAAGCACGATACCAAGCAGGACGTAGGGATTGAATAAAGTCATTCGTTGGTCTTTCCACGGACGTAGGCAGTTGCCGCCATGAAGGCCACAACAATCGTACCCATTGCCGCACAGTAGGTGGTCACCAAACCATTCAGCGCATTGACTTTGCTCAAATCAACCAACTCAGATGCAAGATATGCAATGAGTACAGGCGGCGCAACCAAAGCCGCCCATGCCATGATCCTTTGCTGGTCAGCCATCTTGTCCATGTTCTCAATCATCATCATGCGCTCAGAGCGAGCCAACTCCGTGTCCGTCACCACGCCGTCATGGTCGGTGTCGAATTCGTTGTAGGTTGAATCTTTTTCAAGTTGCTTACTCATGCTTCTTCCTCCGGTCAAAAATGGGGTTGTCCTCAAATTCTTTTGGACTGTCCCGATTTCTCCTCTCAATTTCTCGTCTGAGCTTTTCTACCTTTTCCAACTGCTGTTTGGCATCGTTTTTTGCCTCCAGTATGTCCAGATACATAAACGCCAACAACGGCAACATGAGGGCTACCAACAAAACCGCTACTACCCAGCCCACCATTCCCATCACAAGCTCCTCAGTTGTTTCAGCCACAGGAGCCATGTCCACAGGTATGCGATAAGGATCAAGGTCAGGACGGCGGCTCCCGCTCGCAGGTTTTGGCTTCTTTCCCTTTGGTGTCGTTGCCATTTCAATCTTCGCTCCCGCTGTTCTTGCGCCAGCCTTGCGGCTTCTTGTTCAGCGGCGATGATGTCCCGCATTTCAAACACCTTGGAATACAACGCCCCCATTTCTGGCGGACTGCGGTAAACCATCGTCTCCCTGACCTCCACTTCCAGTGCCGCCATCTGATCCATCGCCATCACCCGCTTTAAGGCGGCTTCCATTTGATTTTGATCAGGCTCATAGACGTTTCTGGATTTTTCTTCTTCCTCCCGATTGTGTGCGGCTAACTGCTCTTGGAGCCGGAATAGCTCGGTGAGATGTTTGACAATATCGACCATGACTTGGGTTTCATCAATGGCAACGAGCTTCTCCTTCTTTTTCGCCACAGGCTTCGGCGTTGATCTAGATTTTGGCTTCGCACCAAAGAAAGCAAAAATCTTTGACCAAAATCCATAGACTTCTTTTCCAATGTCAATGGCCTCGTCAACCGTGGCCTTGACCTCCATGAAAGATGTCTTAGCTTGCTTGTATAGCTCGCAACCTTCCTTGATGGCGGCGACACAAGCATTTGCGGCAAAGAGGAGACTGATTGGATCAATGAATCAACTCACATGGTTTCGCTAAACAGCGGCATGGATGTGACTGTGATTGCAACGCTTTGCTTCAATTCCAAAGGCTTGCCGCAGTCTGAGCAAGTGTCAGCCTCAAGCTCCGCCTCATCCAAGTCGTAGCCGCAGTGTTTACACAAGATTTCAATCTCGTGTGTTGGCTCAACTACGCCGTCTTTTTCGTGGGTAAAAACTGATTTTTTCATTTTGTCTTCTTATCCAATGATTGATCCTTGAGACTTGGGGGTTGTTGTAGACACCGTGTAAACAAACAAAACAAAACCCGGGCCTCCATTGCCGCCAGAGCCATTGTTTGCAACTGTGCCGCCACGACCACCACCGCCGCCACCTGCGCCATAAAGGGCGCTTCCGCCAGCCCCACCAGTTCCCGTACTTGTCGCAGTGCCGCCGCCACCGCCACCACCCGATGGGCCAATTGTTGAGCTTACTGGGACTCCGCCAAATTCTGTAACAACAAAGTCAGGGGAAAAGAAGCTAGTACCGCCAGCACCAGCAGTTCCTGTTGTAGCTCCGCCGCCGCCACCACCGCCGCCGCCACTTGTCCCATTGCTTCCGGGATTACCAGCAGTGCCTCCGCTTGCTTGTGCGCCTAGTGAGTTTAAACCGCCTAGCCCGCCTGTGGTTGTGGATGCAAGACCGCCAATGCCGCCATAGCCGCCGCCGCCAGCGCCGCCGCTATTGCTAGAAGCGCCTCCAAGTCCTTGGAATCCAGTAGTTATTGTTGTAAACAATCTTGGGGCGCTACCTCCGCCACCAGAACCTGCGGTGGTTGCGGCGACTCCACTGCCGCCAGCGCCACCAGATGCGCCAAATGTTCCAACGGTAATACTGCCACCAGTAGCGCCTGTTGTTGAGGATAAAGAAGCACCCGAACCACCTGCGGCAGAAGCGCCTTGAACAGAACTTGATGGCGGTACGTTGCTAACTCTATTCATCCAAGAC